AGGAAATTGTTTTTGTGCCATTTATTCTTTCCAAGGCCCCATATCTGCAATATCACCACTTGGAGTCATTGGGCCTGTATAACCTCCATAAGGAGCGTTTCTTTTTTTAGGAGCAGGACTAGAAGCAGGACTAGAAGCTTTACCGCCTGTAGCTCCTTTATCCTCATCACCAAGATTACGACCCTTAGCCCACTCAGATGCGTATTGTAATGCTGAGCCACCAATAGATAGGGCTAATCCTGTAGCACTTGGGAACCCCTGTAATGAATTATATAGAGCATTATTTTTACTTTGAGTTTCAAGAGCCTCATTATTACGTTGAATCTGAAGATTTCTTAATCTTACCTCATAATTAAAATCTTTTCTCTGAAGAGAATATAATCCCTGCCGTCTAATATTCATTACCACAGCTTCAGCAGAACCACCAGATTTATTATGTGATCCCTGTAAAGCCAATCTTGCAGCTACAGCTTTTCTAATATCAAACTGTAACTCAAACTGATCAAAAGCGTGTTTTTTATATTCAAGTTGTTCTCGTTCATTTAAGTTTACATAGGAATTGTAAAGTAACTGATTATTTAAAGCTGCCTGTTGTTGAACATCAGCAAACTGTTTATGCCTTAGTTCAACCTCTTCTTTATACTCTCTGCCTTTAGCTAGTGCAGAAATACCTATCTGAGAAAACTTTAAAAAAGTGTTGACATCATCAAAACCTGTAAAAGACATCAGCTAGCCACCTTACAGAACTCATAAAATTTCACATTATTAATCATTTGTTTTCCTATTATTTTAAAGCCACACCACCGTAACCATTTAATATGTAGATCATTTCTACTATCTATAATATTATATAAATGAGGAAAAAGCTTATTCATGGTTTCTACCTCAGAACGGCTATACTTTAAAAAAGACTTGGTTATTTTAAACAGTCCTGGAGCTCCTAAGAGCCATACTCTGCCCAAAGATACACCATACATGCCCACTACATGCCCATTAGTATCAATAATAGACTGACACCTTTGACTAAAAATATAACCTATAGTAAGGGCTTGTTCAGGAGTGTGTCCTAAGGTTTCAACTTCTCTCTTGTCTTCAAATCTAAGCGTAGGAGCTAACTCACAGACATCATGTAGCTTGCTATCTCTATGATAGGGCTTCATGTTAACGCCCAGATGTTCTAGCAGAGATAGTTCGAGTTACATAGTTACCTTCCCAATCAGCTCCAGTAAAAGCACAAGGAAGATATGAGTTAGATATAAGTTCTATCTTTAAATCTTCAGCTCCAGCTAATATGAGTCGTTGAAAGTTCCCTGTTTCAAATGGGATCGTACCAATCTTATTCAGAGAAGACCCTAAGATCCTGCCTGTATAAATATAACTAAAAGCATCTCTTCCTGGAGCTGTTACTTGAAGTTTAAAGTATCCAGTATTAAAGTAGTTTATATTAAACTTACGAATCTTTAGTGTACCACCTGTAAGGGAACTCAGTCTCCCCTGTACTTCATGCTTAATCGTAGGCTCAGTAAACTCATAGAGAAACCGGTATTCCTTACCAATGAAACATGAGTTAGCTGAGTGATCTCCAGTAGCTGTAAGGGTTGTAGGAGTTGTCTGAGAAAGCCCCTGAACAATGTCACCTTCTTTCCCTTCAAAAGCAGGACCAAAAACAACTCTGAAAGTAGAACCAAAGTCATCAGGATAGGGTATAGTCCAAGAGGTAAGATCAGATCCTGAACTATATGTACCAGTGACTTCTGTTAGTCTGTCTAAGTGTGGTTTAAAAGACAACTGAGTAGAACTTTCAGTTAAGTTTACAAGTTTAGCATCCTGTAAACTCATCTTATCTAGATAAGTACCATCAGGTCTTACAATAATCAGATAAACTATATGGTCTATAACCTTAATTCCTATTACTTTTTCTTCATCTTTAAACTTCCACTTAGACCACGAGCTTAATTTCTTAGTTCCTCTCTCAAACAACATCTTGTAAATAAAAATTTCATTTAAGTTTTCATCTGAGAGAACAAATAAGAGATCACTTGCTGGACTCATATCAAAAATCTTTCCCTTAATATAACTGGGAATATGACTTGTGATTTCTTCTGCTGTTTCTTCTTGTAAATCTTCAATCACACCAAATTCTCTAATACTAGAAAACCCGTCTACTTCTTCAGAGAAGTAAAGCTTACGTCCATTGAGTACAGGAGTAACAGATTTATCGTTTTTATACTCAGTAATTAGAGATAGCTTGGCATTGGTAGGAGTTAAACCACCAGCAGCAAATTCAGTCAGTTTAAATTGAGAGAAATCACTGAATAAATATAAGTCTTCGTTAAATGCTATAGCTTGATTTAAGATACTTACTTGATTACTTGGGGCAGCCAAGTCAATCATGTCTGTATCTAATACATCTGTTGCGGTTGTATTATAGAAATTAAAGAACTCTCCAAGCTCAGAAAGAATAATGTTTTCTCCTGCTAAGAAACCAAATCTATTCTTGTGGAAGAAAATATCGTTTAACTTTTCTGATATAAATGAGGGGTCTGGAGCTGTAGTAGTGTCTCCAGCAACTCTGTCTGTCCATGTAATTTGAGAGAGGGAAAATAAGGTTTCACCAAAATCAGCAGCAAAGGCAGCATCCCAAGGATCTTCAGATGTTCTAATAAACTGAATAGGCATTGTGCTTGCATCTAAACTATTATCTAATCCTGGTTCTACAGTTTCTACCCACTCACCTACATCTTCATCTGCCTGATTATTATGTTTAATCCAGTAATCATCAGTTCCAGAGTTAGGACTTCCGGTAATTTTAATGATAAAACCATCTTTAGTCCTAGAAGGAAGCTCAGTAAAATCTACTACACCCTCTTTAATTGCTATTAAGTTATCTTCAGGTGCTTGGGCATGAAGCGTAAAATCAGCTCCATTAGTTCTAGTTAAGTGAACATTAGAACTGCCAAACTTAGTGATAGCAAAATCACCTGATCCACTAGAACCTATACTACCATTAAGATCGTTATAAATATCGTCTAATTGAGTTGCAGCATCCGCACTAGAAGTAACTGTAGATCGTAATGTTCCATCAACATAAACATACATAGTTGATGCAGAAGTAGCTTGTTTAAGAAAAACTATTCCTTCTGGATTTCTATCGTCTGATGTTGTAGTAGACTTTGCTACACTAGTGGTTTTATTTAAAAGAAAAGTATAGTCTGCTACTGTAAATAATTTCAGGTTATCCCTAGCATCAGCAGTAGTAATATAAGTTAATACGTCTCCTGTAGCCCCTGAAACACTCTTTGATGTTCCATCTAAATCCCAAACTTCCATCTCAGTTCCTGAAAAATCTGAGCTGAAATCAGTACTAAACTGATCTGAGGTTATTTGGACAATATAGCGTTCATCTTGATCTCTATTAATAAAGTGGATATGAGCATCTGTATCGGTTTTATTATTTAACTTGGCTACATATTCTAGTGGAGGTCTTTTTTTTAATCCCTCAGCTATAGTAGACAAACCGTTTTCTTGTATTGCTGCCTGAGAAGCCAGCCTTAATGCAGGGGGTTGTTGAGAAACCCCATTTATTAAGTTACTGATTTGCTCAGTGATTAGTGCCATTTACCAAAGTTTCCTATATAACTTTGTGGTATTATACATATCCATGGTACCATACCCAACATTAAATCCTGAACGTTCTCCCTCATCATCTAGTAAATCTGCATAAGCCTCAGCTTCTTCTTGTCTATTAACTGTTTCAGCAGCAGCTTGTCCTATAATTTCCTCTTGGAATATTCTAGATGCTTTTGCAGTAATATACTGTCTTGCAGTTTGAGGTATATCTTCAAAATCTAATAGGGTAATAGTAACAGCATCATTAATAGATGTAGTCCAAGTAAAGGTATTATTATCCAGATCATACAAGAATGGAGAACCCGATCTTCCTCTAATTGTAGTTAATTTAGAAGAAGAATATACAGATAAAATTGAGTTCCCCAATGGGATACGATTATTAGAGTCTAACGATAAAACTACATCCCACTCAGTATTAAAATGCCAGCCTTTCTGCTGTACTTCTCTACTGATATTAGATAACAGGTTTTTAGCTTGAGTTACATCTACAGTAGTAGCTGTTTCTAGACTTGAAACAGCCGATTCACCTACTGCAGCCAGAAGCATATTAACTGCTTCCAGTTCAGTTATGGGTACTGTAGAAAAATGTGACATTTTAAGTAGTCAATCCCATGCCCATTACTTGAGCGTTTCTAATAGTTAAATTATCAGTGCCATCTATATTAGCAACAAAGATAGAAATATAATCATTAGTAGCCATTGAAGCATATCCAAATGTAGTAAGATTAACCGAATTAACTGTGGTTGCAGGAGAGAATCCTACTACTTTTGTTCCTGTAATTAGCGTACCATTCTTATGTATAGCTAATCCAAACTCTTTATCAACAGCAGCAGTATCAATTTCTAATGAAGCTGTAGCTAAAAATAGACAGTTAATTGTAGGTGTACCAGTATATCTTAGTCTACCATCAGTATTCTCATCAAACTCATTTGCTGCAGGAGCTGTGCTAAGAGTCCATGTTCCAGCCGTTCCCTCAACATAAGTTCCACCTACACTTATAGTTGTACTTGCAGCAGAAGAAACGTACATGCTTCCTTGTTTCGTCTGACAAGTTTCAATAAGGTCACGCAAGTCTTGAGGTGTGATTGAACCTGCTGCCTGACCGTCCTGAAACAAGTTGGTGGTTAAATCACTAACTGTGCGTGATGTATCCGTCATTCTAAAATCTCCAAAAAAAAAAACGAGGAGCCTAAGAGTTACCTTAGACTCCCCGAAAGATTAGCTCTCAGTTACAGTCGTACCAGAACCTGAGCCCTGTACCGACATACTGAACCCACAAGTAGCAGCTACAGCAGTAGAATGAGCTTTACCAGCTAGTCTTACCATAGCCTTAGCAGGAACAACAAAAGGAACATTCCCTGGAAATGAGAAGGAACCTGTATTGTTAGCATTACCACCAGTAGCAGCAACGACATCATTGTCGTTCTCTACTACTGTTACTTTAGCAACAGTTCGCCATGTCTCTGAGTTAGCTACACCAGAAGACTCAGCATGAGCCACCTGAAGAGCAATCTCAGCCGTACCTTGACCAGCAGCCACAGCATCTATATCATACCAGAAGCCATGAACGTAGCCAGTATGACCAGCAGGAATCTTCCAAGTACAGTTACCTGACTCTTTTTGTCCTGCATCAATAACCGCATGTACTCCACCACCAGTTACATCAGCAATGGTAATAGCACCAGCAGCAGCCAAACCAGTACCAGAAGAAATAACTTCAGCCTTCTGGACAAAGGAAATCGTTTGCTCAGTCATTTCAACCTCAGATGTACCATTCATAGTAACATCTTCAGTATACTGATTAAACTCCTCATCGAGATACGTTACTCTAACAGCAGTAGCTCCAGTAGAACCGTCATCATCTGCTGCACTAGCAGAGACTACATCAAGGTCTGCACCAACAATAACAGGAAGCACCTGATCTGCATCAGTATTAGAAATCGTCTCGAAAGACGTACCAATAGTAGCATTATCAGCATAGGGCTGAACCAGTGCTACATTAGTAACAGTATTAGAAGCAACTGCTAAGGATTGGATATTAGCAATATCAGTCATAGTATAATATCCTTTCCTTAAGAGGTTTTAAATTCAACACAGCCTTCAGGACGGATAAATCCGTGGCCCATAGCATACTTAGCCACAATCCACCAACCTTGAAGTCTAATGTCGTATTCAGTTTCAACTGCCAGGTTCAACAATTTAACAGTAGCTACTGACGATTTA